TAAACCCGATGGGCGTTGTCCCGATGGTGGAGCTACCCAACCGGCCCATGCTCGCCGAGGATCCCATTTCGGATGTGTCCGGCGTGGTTGCCATGCAGGATGCGGTAAACCTGCTGTGGGCGCAGCTATTCACGGCCGCTGACTATGCGTCGTTCCCGCAGCGAATCGTCCTCGGCGCTGAGGTTCCGGAAGTCCCGATTCTTGACGAGACCGGCCAGATTGTTGGTTCGCGCCCGGTCGACCTTGAACGCTTTGCCGTTGACCGAGTGATGTTCTTCACCGGTGATGACGTCAAGGTGACCGAGTGGACAGCGGCAAACCTTGAGGCTTACAGCAACATCATTGAGGTTGCCGTGGGTCATATTGCCGCGCAGACGCGTACGCCTCAGCACTACCTATCCGGCAAGATGACGAACATCAGCGGTGATGCGCTATTGGCCGCTGAAACGGGTCTCGTCAAGCGAGTTGAAGAAAAGCAAATTTGGTTCGGCCAGGCACTACGCGAGATGTTCCGACTGGTTGCGCTTGCGCAGGGCAATGACGCTAAGGCAGACGCTATCGCTGGTGGGCGCGTTCTCTGGGCCGACGCCGAATCGCGCAGTCACTCGCAGCTAGCCGACGCGCTACTCAAGCTCAAGCAGATCGGATTCCCCTTCGAGTGGATCGCGCTCAAGTACGGGCTAACCCCGACTGAGATCGTCGACATGCTCAAGATGAAGGAGCGGGAAGCGCAGCTAGATCCCATCGCGGCAGCTACTGCGCTGATGACGCACGCCCCGCAGGCACCTACTGAAATGAGTACGTGATGTCAGCCACCCCGCTAGCTGTTGCTCACCAGGTTGCCCGTGGTGCGCTGGCTAGCAGGGTGGCACGGCTGACTGCCCGGTTTTGGTCCCGGGTCGACGAGAACAACATTGTTGACTCGTGGGCTCGGATGGTTCCGGTGGTTGCCGAGTTGATCGCCGATGGCCAGTACGAGGCAGCGCTAGCGGCGGACCCATTCCTAGCGCAGGTGCTCGGGGATATCGACAGCGAGGGGAGCATCGTCCCCGAGATGTTCGCCGGTATTGCCGCTGATGGTCGCCCGCTACCGAACCTGCTGATGTACCCGGCGTGGACGGCCGTGAACGCGCTGACTCGCGGTATGTCGCTGGTCTACGCGCTCGCGTCCGGGCAGGCGTTCTTGGATCTCTTGGTGCGTACGCAGATAGCCGACATCGGCCGTCAGGCGGACCTTACGGGGATGATCGCCCGCCCTGCTGTCACGTCCTACATTCGCGTTGTGGAAGCCCCGGCGTGTTCGCGGTGCATCCTCCTGGCGGGTGTCGAGTACGGCATCAGTGATGCCTTTCAGCGGCACCCACGCTGTGACTGCACGATGGAGCCGGTCACCAAGTTTCACCGGCCTAAGCCTGCGTCCCCTGAGGCGATGTTCGCTGAGATGTCGACGGCGGAGCGGATCTCGACGTTCGGCGAAGCTGGGGCGGAAGCAATCGCCAATGGCGCCGACATAGGCCAGGTGGTCAACGCGCGCCGGGGGATGGGCACGGCTACGGCGTACGGCCACAAGGTCCAGGCCACGACCGAAGGCACTACGCGGCGCGGTATCGCGGGCAGGCGCCTACGGGATTTCGAAAAGGTCCCAGGGAAGCGTTACGAGATTTCCCGCACGCCTCGGCTTATGCCCGAGGAAATCATGAAGCTAGCCGAGAACGACCACGATCTACAGATTCGGTTGTTGAAGAAACACGGCTACATCGTCTGAGGCGCAACGCCCGGACTAACAACACACCCCCGCAATGGAGGCGCTTTAGCATGCCCGAAAACAACGACGTGACCACGGACGACAGCCACGCTGACGACGCGACCACGGTTGACGAGACCACGACCACCGACACCGCAGACACCGACGCCACTCCGGAGGGCGCCGACTCCCTGGGGGATGCCGGTAAGCGTGCTCTTGATTCGATGAAGGCTAAGTGGAAGGCGGAGCGTGACACGCGGCGAGAGCTTGAGCGAAAGCTAGCCGAGTCTGCGAAGCCTGCCGCTGATGAAACCCCCGACCTTGAGGCTGTTAAGTCTCAGGCGGCACGCGAGGCGACGGCTAAGGCCAACACTCGCATTTTGCGTTCGGAGATTAAGGCTGCTGCCACCGGCAAGTTCGCTGACGTTTCCGACGCTCTGCTGAACCTGGATCTCACCTCCTTTGAGGTCGACGAGAACGGCGACGTTGACGCTGACGAGATCGCCGATGCAATCCAGGAAGTTCTAACCCGGAAGCCCCACCTAGCGGCCGCAACGGCTAAGAGGTTTCAGGGGACCGGTGATGGTGGCGCGGCGCGCAAGGCTTCTGGCCCCACTCAGCTAACCCATGAGGATCTCAACAAGATGAGCCCCGAAGCGATTGTCAAGGCAAAGCGCGAGGGCCGTCTAAAGAACCTCCTTTCTGGCAAGTAGCCAATCCTTTCGCGCTGGCCAACCGATGACCGGCGCACCCAACACTGAAACGGAGTACCCGCGTGGCTGTTACCTCTTTCATTCCGGCAATCTGGAATGCGTCCCTACTTACCGACTTCCGACAGCAGGCCGTTGCTGCCTCGCTCACGAACCGTGAGTATGAGGGAAATGCGACTTCCGGTAACACTGTCAAGATCAACACGGCTACCGCGATCAACATCACGGACTACAAGGCTGCGTCCCGCGTCACCGCTGCGTCTGCCGTCTCCACCACGTCTCAGGATCTGCTCATTGATCAGGAGAAGTCGTTTGACTTCTATGTTGATGACATCGACCGGGCGCAGGCTGCGGGCTCGATGGACGCGTACACCCGTTCCGCTGGTGAGGGTCTCGCCGAGGATGCAGACAAGTTCATCCTTTCGACGGCGCTGACCGGTGCCGGTACCGCGCTGACTGCGTCGACTCTGGCCGATGGCAACGCTGCGTTCGACCTGATCCGCTCGGTTCGCAAGACCATGCAGAAGAACAAGGTTCCGGGTTCGCAGCGGGTCCTAGTCGTCAACGCTGAGTTTGAGGCGCTGCTACTTAGCGCTGCGTCCAAGCTGACCAACGTTGACGTGTCCGGTGACACTCAGGGTCTGCGCGAGGCTTCCCTAGGTCGTCTGCTCGGGTTCGACATCTTCACCTCCGAGAACCTGCCGGTGACTGCTAAGCCTCAGGTTCTGGGCTTCTATCGTCCGGCCGTCGCCTACGTCTCGCAGATCGAGAAGACTGAGGCCATGCGCGCTACGGATAAGTTCGCTGACCGTCTGCGTGGTCTGCACGTCTACGGCGCCAAGGTTGTGCGTCCTACCGCAGTTGTCAGCTGGACGTCTATCTAATCGCTCGCGCTGTAGTGGGTCGCTCGGTGCTTTGGTACCGGGCGACCCCCCGGCCCAATTGAACATGGAGGTTGACCATTGGCGATCGTCATTGGTCCTAACGGAATTCCCAATGAAATTCCGGATGATGTAGCCGCGTGCCTAGTGGGCGATGGTGAGCGTGGTTACAGCTACGCGCCGGAGCCTAAGCCTGCGCCTACCCGGCGTGCTACTACGCGAAAGGCTGGCTGACCATGTGGCTTAGCTGCGGCAGCAAGTTGATTAACGCCGACAAAATCACGTACATCGAGGCGTTTGAGTATTACTCCGGTGCCTTTCATCTGCGTGTGTTTTGGGGCTCGGATGTGACCACGGTTGACGGTGGCCCGTACCCCTCGCTAGAGGCTGCGCAGGCTGCCGCTCGGAAGCTTGTCGGCGGAGTGCCGAACTAGGGGGTTGGACGATGGCTCTTGCCCCCTTGGCGACAGTCGCGGATCTGACAGCGCGCGGTGTGACCGTGGATCCGTCAGAAACGACTGTCGCCAACACCTATCTTGAGGTCGCGTCCACCATCGTCCGTGATGCCGCCGGTTGCCCCATCAGCGAAGTGATCAGCACTGTGACGCTGGAAGGTGTGGCCGCTACCCGCTTGTTCCTACCAGGACAGCCTGTAACGGCCGTCTCAGACGTTGAAATCGACGGGGTGGCAGTCACGGACTACCGGCTCACGAACGGCGCCCTATGGCGCTCCTGTGGCTGGACGGGCCTATGCGAGCCTGCGGCGGTGACGCTGACGATGACCCACGGCCTTGACCCGGTTCCCGCTGACATCGTCGACCTGGTGTGCCGGATGGCAGCTCAGGCGCTCTTGGCGTTCAGGGGTGGCGATCCTGCCCCGCGTCAGGTGACGAGCGAGCGTATCGGCGACTACGCGGTTACCTACGCGGACACCGAGTCTGGCGTGATGTCGCTGACCACCTACCAGGCCAACAAGCTTGCGGCACGGTTCGGCAACGGCGCCGGGATGGTGAAGCTGCGGTGAGCCGCATCAACCGCATGCTGAACGCGACGGCGGATATCTGGCGGTTCACGCGCACGGATGACGGCATGGGCGGATACAGCGAGGCGTGGGCGAAGATCTCGACGGTTCGCGCCCGCTACTC